GTGAGTTTAATATTGCCATTACTTGTGCTAGTTGTAATTTCTTGCGCTTGCACGTCTAAGTTCCCGCCAAGCTGCGGTGACGTGTCCTCAACTATATTATCAAGTGCGTTTGGGTTCGCTGTTGCGCTCGCAGCGATTCCGTCGAGTTTATTTCCGTCCGTTGATATATCACGACCATCGACAGTACCTGACACGACGACGTTGCCAGTAATTTCTACTCCAGCACTTTTTGTAGCGAGCTTTTCTGTGCCATAGTGATTAAGATGCACTTCGCCAGTGCTGCCCTCAATTGTTACGTAAGTCGTAACGCCGCCAGAGCCGTTGTCCGCATAGAATAAAATCTGTCCATCGTCTTTTGTTGTGAATATTTTCAAATCCTCAGCCGCGACGAGCTGTGATCCAGAAGTTGAGTGGTGATAGATTTGCAGATCGTTAGAATCACCTAGATATATATTTTGACTATCGCCTAAAATGATGTCGGCTGTACCTACGGACAAATCAAAATTTGTATTTACGACGCTAACGGCGGTATCAGACACGACAAAGCGCTGTGTGTTTACAGCGCTTATGCCAACAGTATTACTTTCAAAACTGATGAACGTGTCAGCATCGCCTTGGTGATATAATTTATCCGCTAGGTAAATATTTGAGACAGAGTTTATGTCCGCAGCAAGCTCTATGTCGCCTGTCTCATCTTCAAATAATGCTTTTGAGGCTGGCAAAGTCACAAAAATATCTTTGTCGCCAGCCGTCCAGCTCACCGCGTTGTTACTATTAGAACTTTCAATAATTGTAGTTCTAGCGAGCGTGGTGCCGCTAGACGTGTATGTGCCGACACCGACCTCAAAATCCGTACCATTAGTGCAAGCATAATATGTTGTGTTTCCATTTCCGACCGCCGCGAAAGATTGAAACCCAGCTTTCGCTCCCGCAAGCGTGTAGGTTCCAGTACCAGTTGTTGACGTCGTTTCTTGGATACGGTTTGCGACAATCAGTGCCATCTTTCACTCCTTATGCAAGAGTAAGTATTCCATTTGAGCCGATGTCGATCGTAAACGTGTCACCATCGTTAAGGGTGAATGCGGACCCATAATCGTAGTATCCAATCAGCGGATCGGCTGGTGAGGTCACTGTGTCGTTGTAAATATAAATATATCTGAAAGTTGCCACCGATCCGCCTGAGGCCGTCAAAGTTAGATCGTCGGCACTCAGTTTATACGTACCTGACGTTTGACTCGATGTAACATTCTGTAATGTTCGTGAGCTAAGATTTGTATAAGATATTTCTGTCACGTTTGCCAATATTCCAGCACCGTCGCCAGTCGGCGGCGTGCTTTCGCTACCTGGTGCGGTATTCGAAAGCGCAATTGCTATTGTGTCTGTATTTAAATTCATAGCCTCGACTGCATTCTCAACAAAATCGTTGATTTTTACAAAACTTGCCATTTTCTTCTCCTAGTAATTTATGCCGCTTATGGTATTCACCCTACGACGGAGCCGATGGGAAAACTGGTGATTTTGGGTCTGAGGTGTTTGCAGGCAAATCCCTCAAAGCTTGCCGATATGTCCGCCACGCGCTTTTTTGATCGTCAGTAAACGGTGCATCATTAACTTGCGTGTGGTCTGATGACAAAAGTAATTCATCACGATCGCGACGGAGTAAAACCCAAGCATTCTCCAAATCAATTTGCGTTTGCGTTTTACTGTAAGTTACGGCTGAGCCATCATAATAAGCGAACCGCAACCGCTCTTTATCTACCGTCACATTTTCATAGAATGTTTGACCCGCTGGGGTTGAGGCAGCAATGCCCTGCGCGTCCTCATTTTGAACAAGTGAAACAATTCGGTTATCACTGTTTCTGACTAAAATTCCAATCATTCAAAGAACTCCAACACTGCAATCTCAAGGTCGTAAGATACTGTAGTCGATCCATCTCCGGCTGGAATTAAACTGAAAAACGCCTCAACGGTTGATCCTGTCGCCGTTCCTGTCGTCACAAAACTAGCGTTATCGTTTGAATTGCTTGGCGCGCTCAAGCCACCAGACAAGTCTGCCGAGTCATTGCCATTGCTAAACAAACTCACTGACGTTGTAATGCCGTAATACATTCTGACGAAGCCCAAGATAACAATAGTGTTACCAGTAGTGACGCTTGATAACGTGACCTTGAAATCGGTTGACCCGATTGTGTCGCTTATAGTGATCGTGTCAGTGTAACTTCCTTTTGCAACTCGCACGATCCCCGACCCAATTAAACGACTTGCGCTTATTGTACCGGCGGAAATGTCAGAAGCATTTAAACTCCCTCGAATTGTTGCGTTTTGAAATTCTGCGTTGCCACTGCTTCGCTGTATTCGCCACCCTGACGACCCTGTTGAAAAGTTGTCGCTTTCTAAATCTGCCGTTACTTGAATCGCACCGGATGGCGTTGTAAACACAATGGTCTGGTTCGACGTAGTGCCGTCAATCGTGACTGTAAAATCTGACGACCATTCATAAACGCTTGTGTCTGTAATACTCACAGACGGTTGCGCTTGAGACCAACCGGAAGAGAGACCGCTAAACGTTGCTGTCCCGACAGAGTAGCTTGTTGCTGTTGGCGAACTCGGCGCGGATGCCTGCAAAGTTTGATAGAATACCTTGCCAGTCACCACCGTATCGCCAGTCGCACCGTCCGCACCAGCCGCTCCAGTTGCACCGGTTGCACCCTGCGGCCCCGCGTCTCCTTGTGGTCCCTGTGGTCCCTGTGGTCCCTGTGGACCTTGTGCGCCGGTCGCGGGGTCCTGTAAGGTCGTGCCAGTCACGCCCGATGTAAACGATGAGACGTTGCCAGTAAGATCTTTGGATTTTAAAAAGTAGTATTGTTGCGTCGACTCTGCTAAGCCTGAGTGAATGAACTCAGAACTTGACGAGGTGCCTATCAAAACTGCTCCCGATGTACTGTTAGACGTGTTGCTGTAAACCTCAACCTCTTTAAAATCAGCATCGGTCGGATTTGTCCATCTTATAACATTCTGACGAAACCCAGCATCAACCGTAATGCTTGTTGGCAAACTCGGCGCTGTTGTGTCAGCTTGCGCTGTAAAAGTTGTTGATATGTAAGGTCCAGAGACGAGCTGTTCTGAAACAGCCCTCACCTCAAAGGTGTAGGACTGACTATCAATAAGAGGCCCAAACTCAAAAGCCTCTCCGGTCGTTGTGCTTTGCGAATATTCTCCTGACCCTTGCTTCCATCTTACAACGTAATGATCCAAATATATTGTCTGCGCCTCGTTCCAGGTCGCCGTAGCGCGCACCACAAAAGTGCCATCACTTGCAATCGTTGTCGCTTGACTAATTGAAAGTCCGCTTAGTGTTAGTCCGTAGTTAAGCGACGGTAGTGTGCTGTCGTTAGCTTTTAAATCGCTTTCCTCAGCGTTCCAATCAAACGCCGCTGAGGAAGTTTCACGCAGCGTCAAACCGACTGTTTGACCGCCGCTGTCTGGGCTGTTTTTGAAATTCCACCCAACGACCTCAAACTCTTTCGCCGTGTACCCGTATCTTTCAAATGTCAGAGACACAACGTCTCCGACCATTACGTCAAACGCCCTCATAGAAAAGTCAGCTTGAACCGTCGTTTGTTCCCGCGCTCTGAATAGTACCATTTTTGCGAGCCGCTGGGCCATCGTGTGAGATGTCGTCAAAGGCAAACGTAAATCCAACGGATTTTCAAAGCCAGCATCGTCAGCAATAAAGGTTGCGCTCTTTATTTCAGGATAATCTGCCTCAACGTAATCGTCTGCCGCGCTAATAAACTTGCCCCGAACTACATTAAAATTATCTCGACGCGACTGCTTTGTTTCAACAGTAACATCACCGCGCACATCATCGAGGGTAAATGTTTCAACACTGGCATTATATTGTCCCGCGAGTAGCACCCACTTGCCTTGACCCCAAAAAAGATTTCCAGCTAACGAGGTCATCATATTGTTCAGAATTGTGCCTGGCGTATCCAATAGACTTATTCTGCCATGCATCTCATAGCGTTTTTCAGTACCTCCCGCCGCGAGGGTAACATTTTCATCGCAAACGTTTGCCGCAGTCGCAAATGACGTGTCTTCAATTTCGCCACTCGCGGCGGCTAGCCCGTATTTACTTACAAGGTAGTCGCGGACACACAACGCAGCGTTTGCGCTCCAAGCTGTGGTTGACGTGCGCGGATCGTAAACTTTTTTGCCTTTAATTTTTGCTGTAATTAAAGGAATCCCTTGGGGAAAAACGTCACTGTGATATTCAAGCCTCACATACAGACACGCAATTCCTTGACCGCGAAAGTTTGTATCGTCACCGGTTTCTTTCCCTGCCCAGTCGGGCCCATCAGACAGGGACGACAAAGTTGAATAGATATTTTGCGTTGCGCTGCCTAAAAACTTTTTTATCAGGACTTTTTTATTGCTATCATCGCTCCATTCGCTGTTTGTTACAAACCCGTCCGAATCTAAGGTGACTGTCTGATCGTTAAGATAAATCGTATCAATTGAGTCGACCTCATGCCCGCATAGCGTCAACATCATATGCAAATATTTATTTTTTGACCCGTTTGTCTCCATGTAGGTGATAATGCCGCCCTTGCGGATTTCACCATAAATAATGTCCTGCGGTGCAGTTGCCTCACGTGTGTTCGTTAAAAGCCCTTGCGGCACTTCAATTTTCGGCGTCAGCGCGTTAATCAAATACCCGGCTGCAAGCGTTAGCCCAGCAAAAGCCAGGGTGTACGCCGCAAGAGTAGGAACGCCTAGCCCTATCAGAAACCCGGCAAAGGCCTCCCGCTGGGCGCGATCCCAGTCACTATATCGATTGAGATCAAACGGATGTTTTAAACTGTCTTTCATTTATCCAACCGTTTTCGACTTTTTGTATTGGCAAAAAAATCAAACGTTTTTTACCAAGAAACGCAGCTTTCAGCCCAATTGAAATTCCAAGCGCCTTATCAATTGCCCAGAGATCGGGAGCTTTTGATGTAACCAACGCGCCACGCGGTGGTGTGTAGTCAATCCGTTTTAATTTGCTGTCAATTCCTGCTTCAAGTGTGTCAAACCCAAACGTTTTTATGAGGTCGCTGCGTTTTTTATACGCGCCACTTTCACAAATATATTTACCGGACCAGTCGTCTGCCCAGCCTTTTCCGTACATTCTTTTGAAAGCTTCATTCGTGAATTGAAAGCAATCGTGAACATGCCATTGAAAGCCAAGATGCGAAATTTCTTTCAAGTAATCTGAAAGAGCACCTAAATTAGTCGTCAAGCTCGCGACCCCAAGGCACTTGTTTATCCGCGAGCCGCGTCACCCATTTAAAAATTGTATCGTTAGTGTTTGAGTAACCTTCTGTGTCCACAGTAGAGAGATGACTTGCGTGAGTGTAACGACGTGGATTTGCGCGCTCTAAAATTATTAGTTTGCTTTCAACCGTTAAAGAGATCGTAGAAGTGTCGCCCTGATCAATGATCGTCATTTTGTCCATGAACCCAGAGAAAACGCTCACTACGTCTGACACGCCCAAAACGCCCCAGTAAACTGTCGCCTCGCGTCCTTGGTAATCCTCAGTAAGCGCCATTGATAGTATAGTGGAGCTTAGTCCTGAAAGCGTTAGCGTCATGCCTTTGGCAGTTAAATCATTCACCTCGTCTATTCCGTCCACTTTTAAAAGTGAACCCGTGCCAAGGTATGTATAACCAGCAATTGTGCGATTACCAACGCCAGTCCAGATTCTAAGATTTCCGCTATCAAAGGCAAGATCAACGCCGTAGTACGGCTCAATATCTGTCAGCTCATTAGCCTGATTGCCGCCTACGTAAAGCTGATTAAGTAGGGTCGTGCCGACGTTTCGTGAGCCGCTCATAATGCTTCCATCGCTCCAAATGTTATTCCGTAGTGCGCCAGATTATTAACCGTCCAATTTGCAGAATTAGACGCCAGCCGAAACGTGCCGATAGGGCTAGTCAAGGTCGCTGAAGCTGTGCT